GTGGGAACATTAACTTGTCCTATATACCATCTGTTATGCAGAGGATACCTCCACAAACAGTCAAGACTAAGGTTTACCGACGTCTAAAGACTTTTGGTTGTAAGGGTTCTGATAGTCACACTGTGGCTAAAAGAATTGAATTCCTTCTCACTAAGAATGGCGATTTTTGGACGATCCAATACCTAAAGGAAGTATCAGAGGGCCTAAAACGTCTTCTCGGTGCAACCCCATTGGTTCCTAATAGACCCAAATGGTTTAAACGCTATAAGGGTTTACCTGAAATCTTGTATCCCATCTTAAAGGATGTGGATAGAAATAGCATAGAGGGTCGGACACTTCTTATACGTCTGACTTCTTTGCCCAAGGCGATTCGTCCCTTGGATTTCAATCGAGACGGTCTAAGAAACCTCTCTGTTGCAATTCGTCAATCTCCTAAGGAGTGCGATGAGAAGTTTGTATCCCGAGTTTTATCTCGTGGTGTGCAAACTATGCTCCCATTCTCCCGTTCCTCTTTTCATCCCCGCAAGGAGAAATCCATTGTGGAACTCGGATATTTGAGGAATTTTGATTTAGCCGGAATTAAGTTTTTTAACCAATTCTGGCTATTTAGTGAGATGCCTTTTCCACACCTTCGTGGTGCGTTGAAGGACCCCTATTTCCCCTTTGATGAACCATCTGTGTTTTATCAGAGGTCCTGTCATCCGGTGTCAGCCAAAAAGGCTACAGCCGGAGTTGTGAGTGCTACACCAGAACCTGGTGGAAAGACTCGCATGTTTGCCGCCCCTGATCTTTGGGTGCGTGCTCTGACACTTCCATTGCTGGATATGTCTAGATTTGTTCTGGAAAAGATCCCAGAAGACTGCACCTACAACCAGTCTGCGATGAGCAGATTTGTGTTGCAGATGTTTCGTGAATCTCGCGTTGTTTCCTCAGTGGATCAATCCGAGGCAACGAATCTTTGGCCCTTAAAGTATCAACTTTTTGTGGCAAAGATGTTGGGCTTACCTTCAGGTATGGTCGACGAATTTGGAGTTATCTCCCATCTTCCATATCGCGTTCCTGAAGAGCTCCAAAAGGCGCTTTGTTGTACCGATGGTACCATTCGATGGTCTGTTGGTCAACCTCTTGGCGTTTACCCATCCTTCAACATGTATAGCTTATGCCATCATGCTGCAGTTCGGGGTTTGTTTGCTCTCGAGGGCAGACCTCCTCGTTATCGAATCCTTGGCGATGATATTGTCATTGCTGATGAGGTTGTGGCATCCAAATATATCTCATTTCTTGAAATGATTGGATGTTCTGTAAATTTGAAGAAGTCCTACACCTCCAACTGCTACGCAGAGGGTGCGGGATTCCGGATTGCCGGCGACGTTGCCGTCCTTCCTGGAAGGTTCCAGACTGTCGACATGTTCAACTTTAAGTCGTTTATGATGGACAGTAACTGTCGAGAGGATCTTTTGAATACGATCCCTCATGCCACTGATCTTCCGATCCTTAATAGGAAAGGTCGTCTGGTTTTATCCAGAGCAACTACTCTCCAGATGGCATCTCGCAGTTTATCGGATCCCTTGTTTAAGGAGAAGTTAAACTTCTTCCGCGCAAGGTCTTCCATACAGCGCTATACCACGATGGCTCATCGTTATCCCTCTCTCTTTTTTGAGGAGGAGACACGTAAAGTCAATCAACTTTTCCATTTGGACCTTAAGAAAGTCCTGCTCCATATTCGTAAGGATCTTCCTTATTATATGTTGCCATCCCTCTCCAAATTGATAACTTGGATGGAAATGAATGGGAAGTCTTTTGTCGTTGCGAAAGACGATTATGTTCTTCGTGACGCAATCGTTAAGATTATCAAGTCCTGCCCTGTTTCCCTCTGTGAAGACTATAAAAAGTCCATCAGAGATCTGTTCAAAGACTATGTCTTTGATTCAGAAGAGGATTTTGAGAAAGCGAAACGATACCTCAGCCCTGAGACACAACTTATGGTTTCAAAGATTTTATCTTTGGGAGGTAAAGAACATAAGTTCTCTACGGTTAACCATGAACGTAACGTTCAGTTAATGGATGGTCCGTTTATTGGTGAATCTCCGTTTTGGTGGTTGAATAGCAAGTCAGGATTATCTCCTGGAGCAGCATTTGCTGTGGGACACTCTAATGAGGTGTCTTTCCTTGCACGCGTTCTGACTAACCACATAACCGAATATTTGGTGGAGCAACAGCTCTTACCATCAAATTCGATCCTTTCTGCTGATTATTCCAGTTTTCACCGG